TGCTAATGGAAATACGTGAAGTCATAATGATTTGGAACATTGTCATTACCATAGTAATGGCAGTTGTAGGTTTTTTCCTTAAGGAGAAATTCAATGAAATTCAGCGTCTTAGTATCTTACTTAACAGAACCCGTGAAGAAATTGCAAGAGACAGCGTCACTCAAGCAGAGATTGACAAAATTCTTGACCATATTGACCAACGGTTTAACAAGCTTGAAGACAAGATTAACCAACTTATTGCGAGATAAAAATGCCAAGTAAATCGCAAGCTCAACACAATTTTATGGAAATGATTGCTCATAACCCTGCTATGGCAAAGAAAAAGGGCGTACCGCAATCTGTTGGTCGTGATTTTGAAAAAGCCGATAAAGGCAGAAAATTTAGAGAAGGTGGAGTTATGAAAAAAGAATCAATGAAAGAAGATATTAAACAAGATAAAGCAATCGTTAAGAAAGCTTTTAAAATGCACGACGCTCAAGAACACAAGGGCGAACATACAGATTTATCTAAACTTAAGAAGGGTGGGATGCCTATGAAAAAGATGGCTAAAGGCGGCGTTGCTGAGACCATGGGTCCTCGCACAATGGCTAAAGATGTTGAAGCTGGTTCAAATAAATTAAAAGCTTTTGGTGAAAGCAAAGTTGAAAAACGTGGCGACACTAAAGGTAAAAATTTAGGTGATTCAGGTCCTTCAGTGGGTATTCAAAAAATGAAAAAGATGGCTGCTGGTGGCTTAGCTACACGTGGTTATGGTATTGCTCGTAAAGGCAAATAATCATGGCTACCGAATGGCAGATGAAAAACAAAAAAACTGGCGATGCTGCTAGTAAAGAGTATGAACAAAGACTTGTAGATAAATACAAGAAACAGAATGCAGATGCTGGTGAAGCAGCTGTTAAAGGTATGACCGAAGGTCGTATGGATGCAATGGGTAATGCTTATAGAGGAGGCGGTAAAATTATGAAACATCATCACGAACACGTAGCAGCACATTTAAAAGAGCATGACGGCGGTATGTCTGCTAAACATCATCACGAAGAAATGTCTAAGCATAGTGGCGGTTTTAAACATCATCACGAGCACGTACAAGCGATGTGTGGCGGTGGAATGGCTAAGGGTGGAATGACTCATGGCGATAGTTGCTTACCAACACACGGACGACACGATAAATAATGCGTGCTAGTCGGGGTATGGGTGCAGTAAGACCCTCAAAATTACCAAAACAGGTAGATAATTCTCCACCTGAAGGTGGTCCTGTCCCCGGCATTAAAAAAGGCGGAAAGGTTGGACTTTATGAAAATATTCATAAGAAACGTGCTAGGATGGCTGCGGGGTCTGGTGAAAAAATGCGTAAACCCGGTTCTAAAGGCTCTCCTTCCAAGCAAGATTTTATAAATTCAGCAAAAACGGCTAAAAAATGACAACTTCAGGCAGTCAATCGTTTAACTTAGACTTAACTGAAATAGTTGAGGAAGCTTTTGAGCGTTGCGGCTCACAGCTAAGGTCTGGTTACGATTTACGTACTGCGCGTAGATCTATGAATTTGTTATTTGCTGATTGGGCAAATAGAGGTGTTAATCTTTGGACTGTTGAACAAGGTCAGATTGTTTTACAACAAGGTGTTAACACATACTCATTACCTGTAGATACAGTAGATTTATTAGAACACGTTATCCGTACACAAGCGGGACAACAAAACAACCAAGCTGATTTAACAATTTCACGTATTTCTGTATCTACTTACGCAACAATTCCTAACAAGTTACAACAAGCTAGACCAATCCAAGTTTGGGTTAATAGGCAATCTGGGGCTACATATCCGCTTACAGATGAGCCAAGTTATGCAGATACTACAACAGGCGTAGATGCGCCTCAAATAACCGTTTGGCCCACTCCTGATGGATCTCAAACATATACATTCGTTTACTGGAGATTACGTCGTATACAAGACGCTGGTAATGGTGTGAATACGTTTGATATACCTTTTCGTATGCTTAACGCTTTGACTGCTGGATTGGCATATTATTTAGCTTTAAAAATTGAAGGCGCAGAGCAAAGACTCGGCGTTTTAAAACAACAGTATGATGAAGCTTGGGATTTAGCTTCTTCGGAAGACAGGGATAAGTCCCCTGTTAGATTTGTGCCACGTAGACAGTTTATCGCTCAATAGGAGATAGTGTGTGCCTAATCAATTTTCTTCCGGTAAATATGCGATTGCGCAGTGCGATAGGTGTGGTTTTAGGTTTAAATTGTCCGTTCTTAGAAAAGAGATAATTAAAACTAAAAAATATGATTTAAAAGTTTGTCCTGAGTGTTGGGATCCTGACCATCCTCAGTTACAATTAGGTATGTATCCAGTCGAAGATCCACAGGCTGTTAGAGAACCAAGACCAGATACAACGTATTACCAAGCAGGTTTAAATGGCTTGCAAATAACTGAACAAAATGGTATAAGTATTAATGCAACTGGAACACCAACAAGCGGTAGTAGAGATATACAATGGGGTTGGAATCCTGTAGGAATGAAGTACGATTTAGGTGAAACACCAAATAATTTAATATCGGTTGTTGTAATTGGAACAGTATCAATTAATTAAGGAGTAACACATGGAAGATAAAAAAGAACAAAGTCAAACAGGCGCAACAGCGGTTAAAAAAACTAGCGGCGGCAAGACTAATGAACAGATGCTTGCAAACGGGCATAATCGTTCTAAATTGATTAATCAGTTTGGTTCTACTAAGTTAAAAGGCGCAGGTAAATAACATGGCTAAAATTAACAATAAACCGGCAGAAGCTTATGCTAAGCCACATACGATGTCTGGTAAAGAAGTAACTGGTGATTTACCTGAAATGTCTGTTGAATCTGGTCGTGACTACATGAATAAAATGAATATTTCTGTAGGCAATGTTAATAAAGGTCCATATGCAGGCGTTAAAACAGATGGTATTGAAGTACGCGGACGTAGTAAACAAACTAAAGGTAAGTTAGCAAGAGGACCGATGGCGTAATGAATTACGAGACATTATCTAACACGATTCAAGCGTATGCTGAAAATACGGAGGCGTTGTTTGTTGCCAATATTCCTGTATTTATTCAGCAAGCAGAAGAGCGTATATTTAATACTATTAACTTCCCATCGTTGCGTAGAAATGTAACGGGGTCTTTAACTGCTGGTAATAAATATCTGTCTCTTCCGTTAGATTGGTTGTCTACTTATTCTATTGCTGTTGTTGATAATTCTGGCAACTATAATTATTTATTAAATAAAGACGTTAACTTTATTCGTGAAGCTTACCCTAATCCGGGGTCTGCTAATTATGGTTTACCAAAGTATTACTCTATTTTTGGACCGCAATATACCTTACAAAATGAGCTGTCTTGTATTCTAGGTCCTACTCCTGACACAAGTTACCCTGTAGAACTGCATTACTTCTTTTATCCACCTTCAATTGTGCAAGGTATTATTACTTTGTTAAGTGTGGCTTCTTATTCTGTCGGCTCTTTATATACCACGGGCGTATATACAAACGTACCGCTAACTTATACAAACGGAGTTAATGGCTCAGGCGCAAATGCTACGGCAGATATTGTGGTGACAGGCGGTATAGTTAGTTCTGTTACGCTACAAAACGGTGGGTCAATGTACGTTGTAGGTGATGTTTTGACTGTATCTTCTTCTTATATTGGCGGCACAGGTTCAGGTTTTTCAATAGCAGTAACATCAATCAACAACGCTACAGGCACATCATGGCTTGGTGATAACTTTGACCCTGTTCTTTTATACGGTGCTATGCGTGAAGCTATGTTGTTTATGAAAGGTGAGCAAGACCTTGTTAAGTATTATGAAGATAAATACCAAGAAGCGCTTGGATTAGCTAAACGTCTTGGGGATGGTCTGGAAAGAGGTGATAGTTACCGAGATGGGCAAACTAAACTTAATACTAATATTAAAGGCAACACTGTGGCATGATAATTCAAACAGCTTGCACTTCTTTTAAAGTAGGATTGTTAAACGGAAACTTTAACTTTGGTACAGGCACAACTCAAACTTATTATATTGCGCTTTATACGTCTTTAGCTAACCTAAATGCATCAACAACCGCGTATACAAGTACAAATGAGATTGTTGGAAATGGCTATACTGCTGGAGGTAACCCTTTAACAATAAGTCAAATACCTACATCTTCAGCTAACAGCACAACTGCATTCCTTTCTTTTGCGCCGGTTACATGGACTGGGGCTAATTTTGTAGCAAATGGCGCTTTAATATATTTAAACGGTACGGCTGGGGGTGTTACAAATCCTGCTATCTGTACATTAGACTTCGGATCTGCTAAAGTATCAACATCGGCAGGTTTATTTACAGTAACTTTTCCAACGGCGACTGCAACCACCGCCATTATTCAACTGCAATAGGAGCATATATGACAAACGAATTAGCCAGCTGCGGTGATAACGCTGTAGCAACCTTACAAGCAAATGCAATTATTCCTGAAGGAATGGGCGTTGATGGATACTACCATGTTGAATGCCGTGATAAAGATGGTAATTTAAAGTGGACAGAAGAGTTTCCTAACTTAGTCGTAGCCGTAGGTAAACAGTTGATGCTGGATACTCTATTAAGAACATCAGGCACATATACGACAGTTGGACCGTTTTTAGGTTTGATTGGTAACAGTACAACATTCGCAGCTACCGATACGATGGCTTCACATACATGGACAGAGTTTACTAACTATACCGTTGGTGGTTCAGCAGTTCGTGGAACAGCAGTATTTGCTGCATCTACTTCATCAGGAACAACCCCATCTAACGTGACTACATCTTCAGCTACTGCGATTACTTATACGATTACTGGTGGTGGCGGAACAGTTTATGGATGCTTCTTGGTAACAGGTTCAGGTGCAGTTAGTACACAAAGTTCAACGGCTGGTACACTATATTCAGAAGGTAATTTTGCAGTGGCTAAAGCGGTTACGGCACTTGATACTGTAAGTGTTGTCTATAGTACAACTGCAACGTCTTGATTTTAAACAGATTTTTAGGAGCGTCATATGGCGTTGACATTAAAAGACCGTGTATTAGAAACAGCCTCAGCTCCGGGTACAGGAGCGGTTACGCTATTAGGTGCAGTAACAGGCTATCAGACTTTTTCTGCTGCTGTTGGTAATGGTAATACTTGTTACTACACCATTGCTGACCAGTCTGGTGCAAATTGGGAAGTTGGTATTGGTACATATTCATCATCAGGAAATACGCTTGCTCGTACAACGGTCTTATCGTCATCTAACGCTGGTTCTACTGTTAACTTTGCTTCAGGTACACAGAACGTATTTGTAACTTATCCTAGCGAAAAAGCAGTTTATTTAGACGCATCAGGAAACGTACAGCCGTCTTTAGGAACAGCAACATTTAGTTCTATTACCGACTCAGGATTAACAAGCGGTCGTGTTACTTACGCTGGTACAAGTGGATTATTACAAGATAGTGCTAATTTAACTTTTAACG